ATGATGATTTAATCATGTCAGTATCAATGGCATTATATGTTGGACAAACTGCTTATAACCAACTTGAAAAGGTTAATGAGCAGACCAAAGCGATGTTAAGTTCTTGGACCGTGGCAGATGATAGTACAAACAGGGAAATTACACAATTTAATCCAGGAATGCCGGTGTTATCACCAACAGGATACAACGATGCTTTTTCATCAAATCCAACAAAAAAGGATTATGAACAGTATTTATGGTTATTCGGTAGAAGATAAAGTTTATTCATAAAAAAAAGATACTATATTTAAAAGGATGGCAGACAATTTCACCATATGGCAACGACTTACTAAAGTCTTTGGTCCCGACTCAACTTTGGGTCAACAGCCTCCAGTTTATAAATTTGATAAGAAAGAATTATTAAAAACCACAGATAAGCAAGAATTTGAGAAGGAGAAACTCCAAGCTCAACAAACAATGTATCTTGGTCAACAGTGGGGTAAAGTAGAAAATAATTTATATTCTCAGGCAATTTATTACGAACCAACAAGATTGGCATCATACTACGATTATGAGAGTATGGAATATACACCCGAAATTTCAGCTGCACTTGACATTTATGCTGAAGAATCTACAACAACAAATGAAGATGGACATATTTTACAAATATATTCAGAATCAAATAGAATTAAGGGAGTATTAGCAGATTTGTTCAATAACAGATTGGACATCAACACCAACTTACCAATGTGGACAAGAAACACTTGTAAGTATGGTGATAACTTTGTTTACTTAAAATTAGATTCTGAAAAAGGTATTATGGGTTGTCAACAACTTCCAAACATTGAAATTGAACGTTTGGAACGTGGTATGAAGATTAAACCATCACATAATACAACTGAAGATGCTAAATCTTTGAAATTCGTATGGAAAGTAAAAGACATGGAAATGAATACTTGGGAAGTGGCACACTTCCGTTTGTTGGGTGATGATAGAAAACTTCCTTATGGTACATCAATGTTGGAAAAAGCAAGACGTACTTGGAAACAATTATTGTTATCTGAAGATGCGATGTTGGTGTATAGAACATCAAGAGCACCTGAAAGACGCGTATTCAAAGTTTATGTTGGTAACATGGATGATAAGGATGTTGAACCATATATCCAAAGAATTGCTAACAAATTTAAAAGAGACCAAGTTGTTGACTCTAAAACAGGAAACGTTGACTTAAGAATGAACCAAATGGCGGTTGACCAAGATTATTTTATTCCTGTTCGTGACCCAGCACAAACAAGTCCAATTGAAACATTAGCGGGAGCTCAGAACCTTTCTGAAATTGCCGATATTGAATATATTCAAAAGAAATTATTAACAGCACTTCGTGTACCAAAGGCTTTCTTAGGTTTTGAAGAAGTTGTTGGTGACGGTAAGAACTTAGCGTTACAAGATATTCGTTTTGCGAGAACCATCAATAGGATTCAAAAATCTATGATTCAAGAATTAAACAAGATTGCGATTATTCACTTGTTTATTTTAGGTTTTGAAGATGAATTAACAAACTTTACATTAGGATTAACTAACCCATCAACTCAAGCTGATTTATTGAAGATTGAGAATTGGAAAGAAAAAATCCTTCTTTATAAAGATGCTGTTTCCGACCCTGGTAACGGTATCCAAGCAGTATCAACAACATGGGCTAAAAAACACATTCTTGGATTTTCTGATGAAGAAATTAAATTGGATATTCAACAACAAAGAATTGAAAAAGCGGTTGGTGCTGAATTACAAAAAACACCTGAAGTCATTATTCACACAGGTATCTTTGATAATATTGATAGATTATATGGTAAAAAACCTGGTGAAACTGCAACACCACCTGCTGAAGGTGGAGAAGCAGGAGCACCACCATCAGGAGGTATGGGTAGTTTAGGTGGATTAGGTGGAGGAGGTGAAGACTTAGGAGCACCACCAGAAGCACCTGAGGCACCTGAAGCACCTGCAGGAGGTGAAATAACACCTGAAAGTAGAATGAACGATTTGAATTTAATTTTAGAAGATGATTTAATTAGTGGTAGAGATGAAATTGATTTATCAAGAGGTAGAACATCAATTAACGAAATTGAAAACAAACTAAACGAACTATTAAATAGTTAAGATATTTATTGATATGAGAAATTTTGGATTATTAAAAAGTATTGTTGAAAATGCTTTGGTTAAAACATACAAAACCGAAGATTTTAAACAAATTATAAAAGAATTTAGAGACTTTATTAAAGACCACAAATCTGTGGGTGAGTTATATGTTGAATATGGTTCTTTAATGAAAACTAAAGGATTGAATGAAGAAGTTGCAAAAGAATTTTTGGGACTTTCAGTTGATAATATTAAATCAACCATTAACAATAATAAACGTGAATTTGAACAATTTGATTCTTGGGTTGAAACATTAGGTGAAGGTGTCGAAAACCAATATGAATTATTAGATAATATGGTATTTGCTAAAACATCTGATGATTTTATTAAATTGGTTGAATCAAGAAAACAAATGTGGAAATTAATGTCTGAGACAAAAGAAGAACCAACATTAACTGAATCGGTTAATATCCCATTAGAATCAATGTTTGGAGTTGCTGCCGACACATTTGCAAAAGAATATTCACAATTAAGTGAATCAGAATTATTTGAATTAAAATCAATTTTAAGAATGACTCAAGATGAGTTAAGTGAAGGAATTGATAGATTAAAAACTGAGGTTCTTGGAAAACTTTTAAGTATTAATGAGAGTGATGATGAAACAAACAGTAAACTTAATCAAACAAAACAAAGAATTGAATCAACACCAATTGATTCACTATCATATTACAAACTGAAAAAATTGTCAGAAGGACTTTAAATGAAAAACCCCTCAAAAGAGGGGTTTTTTGTTACTCAGCTTTTTTGTCTGAACCTTTTGAGAAAATCTTTTCTACTACTGTAAGTCCTAATCCACCACCAGCAATTAAACAGAGCGCATCAAACATGTATTCAGGTGTTACACCTTCTTTAGAAGTAAAAGTTGCGATGTAAGCTAAAATAATCACGTTTAATAAAGTAAATAAAGACGCAAATCTTTTTGATGAAACGTCAGAACCGTTTCCTAATAAATTCATGATAAAGTTTTTCATATTCTTGGTATTTTGTTACCAATAAATATTAGTCAATATCCTTTTGGGCGATTTGTTGTTTGTACTTAGCTTTCTTAATTTGTTCTCTTTTAAGAGTTGTTTTTTTAACAAACTCTTGTCTGGCACGAAGTTGTTCAATTTGTTTTGTTTTGATAACTTTGTGTTTGTAACGTTTTAAAGCTTTTTCCAAACTTTCACCTTTTCCAATTATAATTTTTATCATATAAAAAATGTGTGTTATTGATATAAATATAAAGATAAAATTAAATTTGTTAATAACTATTTTTTTTCTTATACTTTCATTACAACAAATAAACATTTCACAAATGAAAACGAATGAAAAAAGGAAAAACATCAAAATTGGATTTATTCCAAGATGCTAAATGTTATTACGGTAGTGTAGACGCAACAGAATTAAAATCAATTTATTTAGTATTACAAACATGGGTCAAACCAACACAAGAAAGGGATAATTGGGAAAGAGTAGTTGGGACAATATCCCGAAACATAAAACACAAAGTTTTAGAAATTTATAACAAATCAATGTTCATAGAACATTTTATAGTTGATTTAGACTTAAGAACAAGTGGAATTAAAATTGACAAAGCAAGTTTTTTAAATCTTGAAATTACATTCTTCACAAAAGAAAACATTGAATTTAAATCAGACAAATTATCAAACGAACTTAATCATATATTAAAAGAAGTTCATGACAATGTTTTAAACAAATCAAAATATTTTACCATCCAATATGCCAAAAGTAAGTTAAAAAGTAAAAACTTTGAGATATTCTAATATTTATCATATAAATATTTTGATATGAAGATACTTAAACCGAATGAAATAGGTAAAGGAATATTAATAGAATATGATGCAGGTCATATCTCTATGAAAAATGCCGTAGATAATGATTTAGTTAACGAACAAAAATCACAATTAGACCACTCTAAACCATTTGTATTTTACGCTACTTTACAAAAGTATGGTACACCAAATAGAAATGGTCGTGTATATCCTGAAAAGATATTAAAAAGAGAAGCGGAAAAATATAAGCAAACAATCGCCAAAGGTTTGGCAACATCAGAACTTAACCACCCTGAATCATCTTTGATTGACTTGGATAGAGTATCACACATTATTGATGATATATGGTGGGAAGACAATGTTCTTATGGGTAAACTAAGATTATTAACCACACCAGGTTTCCATGAAAGAGGTATTATATCATCAAAAGGTGATGTTGCCGCAAACTTAATGAGACAAGGTGTTACGATGGGGGTTTCTTCACGTGGTGTTGGTTCATTAGCAAAAAAAGGTGAACATAATGAAGTTCAAAATGATTATGAAATGATTTGTTTTGACTTAGTTATGAATCCATCTACGCCAGGTGCATATCTATTCCTTAATAAAGATGACCGTCATAAGTATGATGAGAATCTTGAAGAAGAAAAAAAATCAAAAGACGAAGGAAGAATTGATGGTGGTTTAGGCAAATCGCTTGACTTAATGGGAAAATTGAACGATTTTTTGGGATATAGATAAAATTATTATTATGGACGAAAAATATTTTGTAGCAAAAATTCAGTACGACTTAATTGATGAAAACTCAGGAAAAATCAAAAAAGTTAGAGAAGAAAAATTAGTTAAAGGTTACAGTGTAACAGATGTTGAAGCGAAAGTAACCGAGAAATTTAAATCATTTCAACACGATTGGCGAATAACGTCAGTCAGTGAAAGTAAAATTGACGAAGTTTTTGAGTAAGTTAAAACCCGAGAAATCGGGTTTTTTTTATATTATTATATCACCATTTAAGATTTTTTTAATTAAGGGCATATTTATAGTGTAAATAAAAATATTTTATTGCACAAAAAATGAGCGAAAAAAAATCATTAGTTGAGGAAGCATTGTTACAAATGAAAAATTTGGAACAAGTTGTTACCGAAAACGCAAAGGGAATACTTGCTTCTACAATGAAGGAAGAAATCGAAGAGTTAGTAAAAGAGTCTCTTGATGAGACTGAGATGAGTGCTGAAGATGAATCTTGGAGTAACGAAGAAGTTACTGAAGATGAAGATTCATTGGAGGTTATGGGCATTGAAGAACCTATGATGGGTGATGATATGTCTAATAATTCAGATTCTATGAACATGGGTGACATGGGAATGGATGATGATGATGAATTAGAACCGTTAGATATGACGGGTGCATCTATGGAAGAAATTATGGCAGTACTTGATGGTATGGGCGATAATGACGGAGTTATCATTAAGAAAACTGGCGACGATTTAGACATAGACAAAATTACTTTCCAAGATGAAGACATGATGGAATCATTAGAAGAGTCAGATGATGACGATGATGATGACCAACAAGATGAATCAATGGATGAGGAAATTGTTTACGAAATTGAATTGGGTGAAGAAGATGATGATGAAGATGACTCTACAGTAACGGAAGCTAGTATGATGGTTAAACCAAAAGGTATGGGTATGGGAAAAGCGAAATCAGAATTACCAACAGGTAAAGTCAACATGAAAGGTTTTAAAGAAGATATGTCACAACATAAAGAAAGCTTTAAAGGTCCTAAGAAATTTGAATTTAAAGAAGGTGAAGATGATGAAGTTGAAACAAAAGAAGCAGCAAGAACTTTAGGTAACGGAAGTAGAAATTTTCCAAAAAGAAAAGGTCTTCCAAAAATGAAAGTTATTACAAATGACGCTTTACAAGAAGAAGTTGAAAAGTTAAGAGCAAAGAATGAAGAGTACAGAAAAGCATTGAATATTTTCAGAGAAAAATTAAATGAAGTTGCTGTCTTTAATTCTAACTTGGCTTACGCTACAAGATTGTTTACAGAACATACAACTACAAAACAAGAAAAAATAAATATCATGAGACGTTTTGACAACGTTGAAACAATCAAAGAATCTAAAAATCTTTACCAAACTATTAAAGATGAATTAGGTTCAGTTGAAAAACCAATGGTTAAAGAATCTATCGTTGAAAACATTGATAGAACACCATCTAAAGGTACAACTAACTTGGTTGAAAACAAGACATATGAAAACCCACAATTCTTAAGAATGAAGGACCTTATGTCAAAAATGAACAAATAAAAAATAAACTAAAAACAAACTAAATATTTTAAAAAATGGGAGCATTATTAGAATCAGGTCTTGTTGGTAACATCGGTCTTAAGCACCTTAAAGTTATCAAAGAAGATACTATTAACAAATGGGACAAATTAGGATTCTTGGAAGGTTTGAGAGGACATGTTAAAGAAAACATCGCTCAACTTTATGAAAACCAAGCATCTCACTTAATTAACGAAGCTGCTAGCACGGCATCAGACGGTTCTTTCGAAACGGTTGTATTTCCAATCGTAAGAAGAGTTTTCTCTAAATTGTTGGCTAACGACATCGTATCTGTACAAGCTATGAACTTACCTATCGGTAAATTGTTCTACTTTGTACCTAAAATTCAGGGTTATGATATGGGTCAAGACCCTTCAAATGGTGGTACACACTTTGCACCTTACGGAGCACCTGATGGACCATCATCAACAAACGCTGGTTACAGTGCAAGTGATAAGAATTTGTACGACAGATTCTACGAAGGTAACGAAGCAGCTTTAGACCCTCCAGGGTTGTTTGACTATTCTAAAGGTACGTTTAGTGCTGTAACTATCACTGCATCTACACAAGCTTGGAATGGTTCGGCATTACAACAATCTGCATACACTGCAAGTCAGGAATACAGAAAAGTTATTATCGCTCTTTCTGGTTTCCAATCAGCAGGTCAAGGTAAATTAGTTGGTCCTGATGGTAACGAACAAGATTCAGAAGCTTTCTTGAGTGGTTTAGAAGTTAAAGTTGTTACAAACGCAAGTGGTAACGGTTTCTCTGGTACTTCATTAACAACTAGCTTAGGTACAGGTCCTTTGTTATTCAGAGTTGTAACACAAAAATA